TGCGCCAGTAACGGCGAGGTGATCCCCCGTCCCTGATGCCGGGTGGATATCCATGACGAACAAGTTGCCGGGGCTGGAAGTCGGCAAGCTGTCGTTCATCATGGTGATCGACGCCGCGAAGTTGCTGCCGTACTGGTTGGACACTGTGTAGTTCGCAACCGTGTTGCCATACCCGAGGGTGTCGTAACTTGAGGTCTGCCAGGACGGACCAGCACCAGTCCCGATTTGCAGATAGACCACGTTGCCGCCGCCCACCGACAGCACGAGGCTGTTGCAAGTCAGCCGGTAGTAGGCAATGGCAGACAATCCAGTCCAATTGAGATCGGACGAGCTGCTGGCGGTCTGCGTCGAGATCAGCGTTATGCCAGTGGACCCCCCGGTGCTGCCGCAGGTGATGCCCGTCCCGGCCACATAGTTGAGATGGTTGCCGCCGGTATCGGCGCAGGTCGGCATAGCCTTGTTGGCCAGCGGCGCAGCCGATCCAGACCAGTTGCCAAGCATGGTGTTTGCCGGGGCAATTTCCGAGGGACTGACCTGGGCCAAGGCCGGGCCAGCAGCCAAAGCCAGGAGGATAGCGAGAAGTTTCTTCATGGCAGCGGCGCTCCGAAGATATAGAAATCTGCCGTCATGGCGGAACCCTGCGGGGTGGTGAGCGAGAGAATGGGTGTCCCAGAATAGGACAGCTCGGCTGATCCGGTTCCGAAAGCCAGTTGCTGAAGGGTAGCGGCGGCGGTCAGCTTTGCATAAACCTGCCCCGCGTAAATGATCGCCTGCCCGCCTTTGGACGCCGCTGTGTAGATGCCGCCTACCGCCGTGGTCGGCGAGCCAGAGGCATTCGTCGCCACAATATCGGTGATGCGGAACTTGGCCGGTAGCGAACCATTGACCGTAAACGGCTGATCCGCCGTCGAGTTGAGATTGGCGCCCTTCAGATAGAACAGAAGCCCCGATGCGCCCGGCGGGCGTCCGCTCACCAAAGCGTAAGACACCAGACGCCAAACGCTCGACCCCTCGTAACGGAAAGTCAATACGTCGCCCGCTGCCGCCGGATACGTCGTCCCGGACCCGATAAGGCCCGTCAGAATAATGTTGGCGTTGTTGGTGAAAATGGGAGTGCTGACGCACTCGACTGTGCGGCACTCGCCGACGTTAGACCCTGCGCCAAAAGACGTTATCGTCGCCGTGCCCGACAGAGCGATGTAATTCCCCAGCACACTATCCAGTAGGGTAGTCGCCGCAGACGCGAGCGCAGCGGCGCTCTCATTGACCACCAAAGGCGTCAGCGTGTCGCCAACTTGACGTGCTGCGGGCCACCCGCCGGGAGTAACCCCATCCTGCACCACAAGGCGCCATTGCGTCAGATCGATGGCAACTTCACCAACAGCCCCGGTGAATGCCAGCACTTGCGCGTGAGTTCCTCGCCGCCATTGGACTTGAGTTGCCATCCATCACCCCTACGGCAAGACGCCTGTTGGTCCGAAATCTACCACGGATAGTGCTGGATCGGCAACGGCCCCCCAATCCCCGATTAGGTTCAATACTGGATCCGCAATACTTCCGTAATCATAAGATGAGTTCAAAGCCGCCGTAAGGTTAGGATCAACATTTATATACCCTAGGGCTTGGTAATGCAGATACATCGCTCCTAGAGAAAGCCCCGGAACAGAATTGCCAGTGATTTGAACCGACATCCTATTGAAAACTACTGGGGCAGGCCAAAATACCCCGTAGGTTGTGGGCTCAGACGGGGCAATTGGCGGGGTCGTAACCGCATAGGTACTTAGCGCGTTATATGATGGATCAAGTACCTTAAATGTTAAAGCAGTCTGCGTAGCAAACCCCATAAAGATGGTATGCTCAATCAGGGCTTTCTCGGATAGAATACTGGTATCCTCAGGGAGAACCCCAGTCTGGTATGCAAAAGTTAACTGCGTCCCAAATTCCGCGTAAGTATCCGTAACCCCAGGAAGCACATTAGATTGATAAATCACCCCCGGCTGCGTGGGATTACTTACCAGAAATGATGCTCCAGCCGCAATAATGCAATCGTAAGTCAGGGTGTGGGGGCCGGTCCAGATTTCACGGATCTCATCCCACCAGTATTCAAATTTCTCGTAGCTTCCGCCCATGAGGAAATCGACTACCGCCCGATACGTGCCCTGGTTATATGCGCAGGCCGTCCGGCTCGGGGTCAGGGCGGTCATGAAGGGCAGCACCACCTCACCCACCGGCTGGCTCACCTGCCCATCCAGCCCGACGGTGCGGATACCGTCGATAGCAAGGAACGACACCCCGCCGGGGGTCACCGCGGGGCTGCGAGGGGATTGGGTGCCTACCCCAGAGATAACTTGGTTCAGCGATAGGGTACTGAGCGCCAGATCGCCCTGCACCTGCCAGATGCCGAAAGCCTTGAAGATCAGCAATGCCTGGGCGATACCGCCGGTATTTGTCGCATAATACGGCTGGGGCGACATTGAAGTGATAGCGTCGGCGCCGCCGCAAGTCAGCGAGTTGGTCGCATTCGCCATGTTGGTGGGTACCAACACGTCGGTGAAATATGCTGTGTTGCCGCAGGCGAAATAAATCCGGCCATTGAAGTTGGCGCAGAAGGTTGGGACGCTCGGAAGCGGGTTAGTCCCGGTGTTATAGGAGTTGTATGCCGGACTGTTTCCCCCGGCGCCGCTGATAATCCCAAAAAAATTTGATCCCACGCCGCTGTAGCCTGGGTGGGTGAACACCACATAGCCGCCGACGAAATCGACCGTAGGGGGCGTCCAAGCCCCGCTGGTGGCCGGGCTGCGGGGGACGTTCGCCCCAGTCACTCCAGTGATGCCCACAAAAACCCCGGCGGCGAGGTCGTAGCAGAAGGGCTCGTCGTAGCCAGCATTGCGGGCCGAGGCGATGAAGCCCCAGACGCGGGTACCGGACTGACGCATCACTGAGATGTACCCAGGGCTGGAAAACCCACCAGAGGCGAAGTCGATGGCTTTGAATGCGGCTGGCCGGGGGACAAACATGCCGGGAGTCGTCGGACTCGGCATGAGGTTCTGGCAAGCCAGCATGCCGCCCTTCTTCGACATGTTGCCATCGCGGCTGTCCGACAAGCCCATCGGGACGAAGGGCATCGGCAAGACGTCGCGAATGGCCATCTTAGAAGCCCGTCTGCTTGGTCGGCTTGAGACTTTCCGTCGAGCGGAAGCGCCGCCGATCCAGGGTCACCTGCTGGGCGTACCCGCTCTTGTCGTCATCAATCATCAGATAGCGGTCGAGGATCTGCACGGCCTCATCCAGCAGAGACTTGTGCCGGGTATCGTCGGTCAGCATGGCAATATCTGCCGTCAGCCGCTTGATCAGATACTGCTGGTTGGGGAACCAGGGGATTACAGAACTGGTCTCGGGGGTCAAGATATCACTCGGCTGCGACTGGTACCGGACGGTCACCGCCAGCGACAGCGCCGGTGGAGGCCAGAAATAGATGGTCGGCGGGCTGGTCTCGATCTGGGTAGCATACTGCTCGGGATAGTTGCTAATCCCCGGCCCCTGGAACATCTGGTCGTAGTCTTCCAAGGGGATCTGGTTCAGATAAAAAATCGTCCCGTTGACCGAGTAAAAAACCTCCCGCGCCCGCAGGTAATCGGCGGGCAGGGCGTAGCTGGCCCCGGCGCCAGTGACGTTCAGCGTGGCGGTCTTCCGCAGCTCATCGAAGTCGTAGGTCTGCGCCAAATAGGACAGAATCAGGTTGAGGAACTGTCCGGCCTGGGTCGTATAGCCGGACGTTCCCCTCCCTGCGGACAGGGCAAGCGCAACGATCTGTTGGGCTTGCAGCGCCATTTACGCGGCATCCCTCTGGCATTCGGCCAGGAAGCCGCGTTTGATATCGATGTCGTCCTCAAGACGCCCGATGTTGATCACCACCGCCTCGCGCTGTTGGCGCTCCTGGGCAGACAGGGGCTTGTTGCCCTGCCGCTTGTCCAGCCGCTCGACGTCCTCGCGCATGTTGCGCAGGTTGCGCTCCATCGAGGCGATCTCGGCTTCCAGGTTGATGATGCCGCTCTTCGCCTGCTGGCGATTGATGGCTTTCAACACCTTGTCCAGGGTGGCATTGATGTCGTCCAACGAGGCCTCGGGGCCAAAATTCCCACCGACCGAGAGCTGACGCGAGGCGCCCAGCTCTGCGACGATGTTGAACCCTACGGGGCCGGATTTGTAATCTCCACTCATGCTCTGCTGCTCCTATGCGGCTCGGTTGGGCCGAAGCACCGGCGCTTGGGGCTTCCGATATGCGTTGCTCCGGTTCTTGCGATCCGAGATCTCATTTTCATGCACCCAGGTCCGGTGCACGATCTCCAGGATGGTCGGGACCGCCTTCGGAGCGAAATTGTAAGTTACCCCATGGTGATAGTCTACCCCATCGATGGTAATCTTATTGGAATGCGGCGCGAGATCAATGGTGATTGCCACCATCTCCTCGCCTTCCTGCAATCCACCCTCGGCCAGCATCTCACGCTTCAGCTTGGCCTTCATTTCGCGGCGCTTGGCAGCCTTCAACAGGGCGAGCTGCTCGGCCTCAAGTTCTTGCCGAACCTCAGCCTCAATCTGGGCTTCATCAATCGGATCCAGCTCAACCGCGCCGGGGATGATCTGATCAGTGTCTTTCGTCTTTGCCATGCTCATGCTCCAGAAAAAGTGGGGAGGGGCGCTACCCCCTCCCCGGTAGGGTTACGAGAAGGTCGCGGCGAAGAGCGAAGTGCTTTCAATCCGCATCAGGAAGTTCTGGTTCTCGATCAGGGTGCCATACATCACCTTCCAGCCGATGATACGGAGCTGGTTCAAGGGGTCGGACTTGTCCGCCGTCTTGAGGTAGGTGAACTTCGGATCGTCCAGCATCACCTGCCCATAGGCATTCTTGCCGATGACGAAGCTCGGGAACACCGTGATGCCGGTCGCCGGGGCGGCAGGCGGCGTCTGGGCGGTGCCGACACCCGTGATGGTGACGGTGGAGCCGGACGCGATCTGCACGGCTTGGCCGGTCAGCGGGCCGCTGGTGGGGCCAGAGGCCGACAGGCCCAGGTTCACCGGCGAGCTGGTGGTGCCGACATAGACGTTGAACACGTATCCGGCCAGGGTCGGCACGGTCACGCTGATCGAGCCGTTGGGGCCGGTCACCGAGATCGAGGCGGACACCTGATAGATGCGCTGCTCGTAGTTCTGCTGCTGCGGCGAGCCGGTCACCTGGACGTAATAGGTACCGGTGGCCAACGACCCGGCGGCGCCCGCCGTGCCATTGACCTGGGCCACACCGACGAAGAACGGAACCATGTTCGACCGGCAGAAGCGGATGCCGCCCCACTCGCCCAGCTCGTTGTTATAGAGCTTGTTGACGTCGCTGTAGGACCACGCGGTGACCACCGTGGTGTTCTCGCGCATGTCCTGCTCGACCAGCGGATGGATCAGGGCGACATAATGCTGGAAGCCGCGAGGGTTGGTCGAACCCTTGCCGGGCTTGTCGGCCTGGATCTTCGCGCTGGGCTCGGTCTGCCCCATGAACTGGGGGACGCCGATGGTGTAGAACGCGCCAGCGGCGCGGTTCACTTCATGCGGGGTCAGGATGTCCGAGGTGGCTGCGGTGCCGCCGTTACGGATACCGGCGCGGCTGCCGCGAGCGGTATTGTCGTAGGAGGCGTAGTTGATCTGGGTGCCCGCCAGCAGGTTGGTGAATGTGTTGCGTTCCAGCGTTTCAGCCATCTGCAAGGCAACCAGATCGGTCGCGAGCTGGAACAGCGGATGGAAGATGGTGAACTCGGCGACGTCGGTGATAGTCACCTTGTCGCCCCACTGCTGGGCCACCGCCGAAACCTGGGCGAGAGGCATGCTCTCGCCGACCGGCGGGACGCCTTCCGACAGCGGCGCCGTCGGCAGGTTCAAGCGGTCGTAGCGGGAAGCCTCATAGGTGGTGCCGCGCCCCTTGGGGAGGCGAAGCATGTCGCCGAACTGATAGGCGACGAGCTGCCGCTGAACCAGCGGCATGACTTTCTTCTGAATGTAGGGGACGACGTCGCCGGTATTATAAGCGCCGCCGCTGTTAAAGTTTGATGCCTGATTAACTGCCATGGTGAAACACCCTCCAGGTTATGCCGGGCGGGTGTTTCACCCGCTGGCTTAGATATACTGATCTTTCAGGCGGCTTTCCAAAGCTTCCAGGCTATCATCCTGTCCGCGACGTCCACCCGCCATGTCACCACGCCCGCTCGCTGGGCGTCCCTTGGCTGCGGCCTTCTTTGCGGCGCCATTGGCTCGCATTCTGGCCCCGGCCTTGGTCCCTTTTTCCAGGGCGTCCTTCCCGATCAGGTGGTACAGGATGTTCTCGCGGGAGACGTTTTTGCCGTCCTTGAGATAATCCGCCTTCACCTTCTCGACCCGATCCGCGTATTTCGCGTAGGTCGGGTTTACCGACGCCCTGGCTTCGAAACTCGCCTTTTCAGCCATCTCAGCCATCTGGAACTGAGTTTGCTGAAGTTGAAACTGCATCTGGTTGAACCGCTGATCGGCGATGTAGGCAGCGCGCTCGTCAGGGAGCATGTTGTCCAACTTCGCCCGCTCAGCAGCTTCCCACGCTGCCCGATCCTGGTGGGTGCGCTGCTGTTGGAACCGCTGAAGATCCTCCTCGACCTTCTTTGCCCGCTCCTCAGCTTCCTTCGCCCGCCGGGCCAGGACCGCAAACCGGCCCTCTTTCTTCGCCTTGACCTGGATTGCGGCTTTGGCTTCCTCGTCGCCGTCATCGGCGCCCTCATCAGCCTCGTCGCTTTCCTCAGCCTCGTCTCCTTCCTCGACTTCGTCCTCGATCTCAAGCTCGTCTTCAGCTTCCAGGTCAAGTTCGTCCTCGGGACCGTCAAACTCAGTATCAGCCATGCTCTTCTCCTAAGGTGCTAACGGCAACCACTCGCGGACCAGTAACGCTGGTCAATCGGTGCAAATATTTAAACCACACCATACATGGCGTTGTCTAGCGGGGAACTCTACCAGGATCCTGCAGTTGGTCCTGATGGATTACTCCTGGGGGTTGCTGCCCACCTCGCGGCATCCCAGGCATGGCCCCCTCTCGGGGTCCGCCCGGCCCGCCTGGCCCAGGTAATCCTTGCGTCGGGGGTTGGGCCTGCATGGCTTTCTTCTGCAAGGCCTGCTGGTGCTTCATGATATGCGCCTTGAAGGCATCCATCGGCGATCCTTGCGAGAATGCCTGCTGGGCGGCGCGGAAATGCACCTGCATGTGCTGCGGGTCGTTGTCACCAGGGTGGACCTCCACCGGATGCCCAGCAGCCATCATCATGTCCTCGATCTCCGGGGCCACCGTCATCTTATCCCGCTCGTCAATGAGGATCTTCGGCGCCAGACGCGGTCCGTAAACTTTCTCGGCGGCGTCCTCCAGCAGCGGGGCCAGATTGAGTGTCAAGCCGCCTAGGAGGTCCGGCGGGGTTCCCTTGAGGACGTTGGTGAAGGCGATCATCTGCTGAACCTGCTGGGCACTGCGGGTGACCTCGACGCCAATCCATTTGAACTGGTATTGGGTGTCCATGGTCGAAGGCTCGACCTCTTCCAGGATCGCGCTGACCCCGAGGCTGCCAAACTGGCGGACCAGGGTTTTCTCCTCGCGATACTGATGGTCCATCTCGTAGAACCAGCGCAGCAGCGGGGTGAAGATGCTCTCCTCCAGGATCGTCACCGCATCGGCGGTGGACTCGATGGCCACCGCCTGCTCCTGCGAGGTTTCCGCCTGGGTTGGCTTCTTCCGGCCACCGCCCTGGGGCATCATCGCCGGGTTGACCGACAGGCTCTGCATGCACTGGGATTTCAGCGCGCTGACCAGCTCAAAGGCTTCCTTCCAGATCGGCGGAAACTCAACAATCTTGGTGGTGTTGGGATCGGTTAGCCAGATTGCCGCCATATTCAGGATCATCGACCCGGTCCGAGGATTTTTCTCCGGGTCGGTCATGACGATGGGGAGCAAAGCATACTGGGCGCTGTCGAGGCCCATGTTGAGAGCGTCGTTGGCGGCATACTGGGTTTCGGCTATTGCGGATACCGGCGAAACGCCCCAGAAGCTGCCACCTACCCTTTTGAGGGGGGCCGACAGCACGGGCGCCCGGTCGTTCCAGTTGGGATTGCGTTTCAAACTGAGACACATGCTCTCACCAGCGTGATAACTAACCGACCAGCCCTTGTGCTTGCCGAGCTTTATCCGCTTGGTCCAGACCATGTAGATCAGCGCATGCTTGGTGCCGCCGTCAAATTTCACCCCGGCGGCTTCCGCCTTGTCCTTGTCGGGGTTGGGCTGCTGGGTGTTAGCGGACAGGGAGAAATTCTCAACCAGGGTCTCGCCGGTCTTCTTGTCGAACTCTCCGTTCTTGATCCGGCGCTTGATCTCCTGCTTCGACATGCGCAGCGCGATGGCGACAACCTCGGCAGCCTCGGGATTGGGCGCCGTCGCGGGCAGGACGCAGATGTCGCTGTCGGCCACCACCAGCACCTCGGGGGTGCGGTCGGTAATCTCCTCGTCCTCAACCGTCTCGTACTCGTCATCCAGCTCCAGCTCGCCCATCGTCACGGGCTTCTTGACCCGCTTGGTGATGGTCCGCTTGGTTTCCTTCCACTCCACATAGAGCGAGTAGTGGCCCTCGACGTCACCGTTGCGCAGCAGGGCCGGGGTAATCTCGCGGAGTTTGGCCGTCCCGACGTAATGCTCCAGCAGGCTGATGGTGCCGTGGGGGATCTTCTGGTCGTTCGTCACCACGTCCACATGCCGTCCGCTGGCGGGGAACAGGGTGTTGGTGAACCGGGTAACCCGCGCCTCGATGGCATCATGGATTACCGGGATGAAGGCGTGGCTGGTACCGTTGTAAGCCTGCTTCTCGGTGAGATTGCAGTTGTAGATGTCCCAGTATTCCCGGTTCGCTTCCGCCCGCGAGTTCTTATCGGCAAACCCCTTGACCACGTCATCATAGAGATCACCGATGTCCTCCTCCAGCCCGTTCTGCTGGGAGTAATCCTTATCCCTCGGGGTCAATTTGGTCTTTGCCACAGCGTCACTCCTGGGGTCTGGCCGAAATAAACCGGCGTCCGTTGCCGGTATACTGCCAGTTTATTGAGCTGTCGTCATCTCCCTCGATCTGCGACACCGCGTCGAACTCGCCGACGAGGGCCTCCAGACCCTGGATCAGCCAGCGATACTGGTTGTCCTCGGGCTGGTCGCTGACCCGTCCGGCGGCGTCCATGCTGCGGGTGTAGCCGCCCAGCAGTCCGTTGATCCCCCAGACCGCATCGGGGCTGACCATCAGACCGGGCTCGCCATGCACCTGCTTGCGCAGCCAGGGGGTGAGCATGTCAGGCCGGGGACTGCGGCTCTGGCGGATGTTAATGCCTTTACGTCTGGCAGCGGCGATCAGCCCCGAGGGGTCGTAGCGGTCGAAGCGTTCCGCCGGGGCAAAGATCAGGACTTGGCGTCCGGCCAGTATAGCTGCCTCAGGGACGACCACATCAAGTCCATCAGCAGCGTTGCCATCATGCACCCAAGATCCGAGGACTCGTAAAGTGTTGTCCAGTCGCTGGACGAGGACGCCCGTGAATAGACCAGCCGTGGCGTTGACGGCGAGGAAGACGGGCTTGCGGGGATTGGCGGTGAAGGGTTGATCAGCAACGTGAGCTGGGGAGAAGTCTTCATAGATCGGCCTCCCTGGACGCATCCGAAGGGCATAGGCTAGCGCATTCGCCACGTCTTTTCTACCGCTGGGGAAGGCCAGCAGCTCAGCGACGAGGTCGGCGCAGTCAGGGCTCAGCTCGACCTCCCCCGCTTCGAAGAACGGTTGCAGGCTGCCGATGAATCCGTCCTTGTCCTTGGGAGCGCGGATTGATCTGCCGGTCGCCAGCGGCAAGGTCACGCCCCGCCGCACCTGCTCGGTGCGCAGCGGCTGCATGACGAACTCCTCCAGGCCATCCGGCTCGACGCCGATCTGCACCGGCTGGAACGTATCGTTCAGCTCAAACAGCGCGTTCACCTGCTCATCGGGCTTGTGGAACGCGCCGAAGGCCTTGCGGACATAGAGCCGCTTGCCGCCGATCCAGCTCCACACGGCGTAGCCGGTGCGGGCCGAGGTGCGGATGCGCGTGGTGCGCGCCGGGTCGCAATAGAGGTACGTCGCCGCCCAGGGCGGTGCCACCGGGTTGATGCGGATATGGCGGGACTGAAACAACTTCGTCGCCGGATCCTCGGCCTTGCACAGATACTCCTGGGCAAACAGGGTCGCCTCGCCGTTCTCGCTGAAGGTGCGCCACAGCTCCTTCAGCTTGGGGAGCGGGAACCGGGCGGGCCACAGGCTCTCCACCCACTCATCGGGGATGAGGCTGGCAGGAAGGGCGGCGGGGAAGATCTTGGATACCCAGTCCGGCAGGATGCGGAGCTTCTCTAACAGGGATTTCGGGTCGAGGGGCGTACCATTGATGCGAATGCGACCACGCGGGTCCATCGCCGGTATAACGGAGGCAAGAAGCCACCGGAGCATCTTTTGCCGGGCCTCCTCGGTAGCGGCGTTCTCTTCGTCTTCCAGATCGTCACCAAGCACCAGATCGGGGCGCCATTGCAGGTGCCGGGTGCCGCGTAGTGACTGACGGGCACCCAGTGCCTGGATGACCACGCCGTTCTTGAGAACGATCTTGTTCTCGTTCCACGTCGAACCGACCTGCTCGCCGAAGAGGTCCAGAATGTGTTCATTGGTCTCCAGCTCATGCTTGATTGCCTGGAGCCGCTCACAGGCGCGTGGGTAGCTGTTGCCGAGGATGAGGATGTTGTGGCACCGCTCAAACAGCGCCTCCAGGATGGCGAACTCCTCCAGGATGGACGACTTCGCCCCGCCACGGAACGCCATGATCACCACCCTGGGGGCGGTGCTGGAATAGAGATTGATGATCTCGACGTGGAATTCCGGCGTCTCGTCGGGGTGCCGGTGGTCGAACAGAACCTGATGCGCCAGCACCCGGTCAGCCGCCAGGGCGCCGATCATGTCCTCGCGGGTGGCGACGGGATCGGTCACAGCTTATGGTGCGTGAAAGTCCCGATGATCTCGGACTGCAGGTTCTTCCCATGGCTGGGGGCGTCGAAGAAATCATCGGCGGCGCTCTGCGGCACGTCCTTGTAGACATAGGTGCCGCCACGCTTGAACGTGACGTGCAGCTCCTCGGTGTCCGGGTCGTAACCGGCGCTCTGGATATGTGACGAATGTAATGGGCGATGCTGGACGGCCATTGGTAGCTCCACGGGCATGATCACCACGGTGCGCCCCCGAAGGGTCTGGCGAGGCAAGCCTCATGCCAGACCCCCCAGGAGCATGACCGTGGAGACGATCACCGGGGAGGGTACCTGACGTTTTCGCAATAATCCAGGCAAAATTCCAATTTTTCTGCGCGCAAACCATAAGGTTTTTGAAAACGATGCGCGACTTGGGGAGGTCGGAGCAAATTTTTCACCCCCGCCCCCCGCCCCGGCGCTACCCCGAGTTGTACCCCGCAATCGCCCATTACGTGTGCGCGGTCAGGTTGTACCCCTCCACCCGTAACGGTTGCACCCTCGGGACGCCGCCCCTTGCAAGGATCATGCCACGCTACCACCTAACGGTTGTGGTTCCATCTGTTGACGCAACTGTTTCTGAAATTCTCCAGTTCGGCAATAGCTCTGCAAGGCGATTAGAAGCCCCTGGGCGGGTTTTGCCGTTCCACCTTGTCCAGATACATAAAAAAGTTTTACGGGCGTCCTGGGCGATTTCAACTTTT